GGCCATCGCCGGGGCCGCCATCTTCACGGTGGGCGATCCCTACCGCATCTACAACCCCGACACGATGGCCGAGGTCAAGGGAGCCACGCGCTTCAACGGTCCCATCGACCTGTCGGGTGGTGCGGGCTTCGACACCCTGACCCTGCGGTTCAACTGTCTCGCCACGGGGGGTGCGGTGAACATCAGTGCCGGTGTGGCGGCCCTGCACGCATCGGTCACCGCTCTGGCGACGGCCCTCAACACGGCCTTCCGTGGGGCCTCCGGCAGCGACATCCTGGTCACCCCGGCGGTCGGCTCCCCCATCGCCCTCGCCATCGTCGGTGATGTCCTCCTCTCGGGTCTGGACTTCATCTTCACGGCGGACGGCGAGGGTCGCCTGACGGTGGTGGTTCAGCTCCCGGGCCTCTCGGCGGCGGGCTTCCTGGAGTTCGTGGCACAGGGCGCAGCGGTCGATGACCTGGGAATCCTCGCGGGCTTCGACGTGGGCACGGCTGGCAGCGGCCAGATGAAGCTGAACATCGGCGAGGTGGCGAAGAGCTACCGGCTGACTCAGGGCGGCGTGAACGTCCACGACCGGCTCATCCTCCGCAACCGCATCCACCCCGGCGGCTTCTCCATGAGCGCCCTGGATGCGGTCGGTCAGTGCCAGCTCCTCGTGGGCGCGGGCTCCGGCAACGCCAAGGCGGGTCTGACGAACGCGGACTACGGCGAGGCGGCCCACGGTGCCACGGTCCACGGGGCCACGATGGTCGGTCGGGTCGGCTTCGCTGGTGGCACGAACACGGCGGGCGAGCCGCAGGTGACCTTCTACGACGGTACGGGGGCACAGCCCGCGAACAACGTCCTGGCCTTCACCCTCGACGGTGTGCCCTTCAGCGTGACGTTCACCTCGTCCGCCACGGGCACGGTGAACATCCTCGGCATCGCGGCGGTCGCGGGCAACCGGATCATCCTCCAGATCCAGACGGCCATGGCTGCTCTGCCGGGCGCTCCGTTCGGCAATCTGGCAACCATCCAGGGCGCGAACATCATCCGCCCCGAGGGTGCGGGCATCCGCATCACCAGCACGGAGATGCACGAGAGCGGCGTCATCGTCATGGGTGGCGGCTCGGCCAACTCGGTACTCGGCTTCACCGAGGGCATGGTCGCGGCCCGGCAGCTCGTCACGGCGGGGATGCTGGCGTCGGCCCTGAACTCGCACCGGGAGAACAACATCCCGGACTTCCTGCACGACTTCTCGGCCATCAACAGCGCGGCTGCTGAGTTCGCTGCACAGGCCATCGCCAAGGTGGTCGAGGACACGGCTTCACGGAAGTTCCTGCACATCGCCTCGGCGGGTCCGGCCACCAGCGACTACGGCACCGGCTCCACCATCGCCCTGCTGGCGGCCACGACTCGTTCCTGGCTGTTCGTGGGCACGGGCATCGACGAGCTGAGCAACGCCGGTTCGGCGGGCGAGGCGGCCCTCAACGGATTCTTCGTCACGTCCTCGGACGGGGTGAACGGGTCGGGTTCGACTGACACCTCGGTCCTCAACGCGGGCACCGGACAGGATGGGACCATCGGCCAGACGTACCGCGACGCGGTGACGGGCCTGACGTTCACCATCCTGCCTCGCGGCTGGCACGACAACCCGGCGGGTCCGTGGAACGCCTACCCGGCGGCGGCGACGTTCCGGTTCGCGGTCAGCTCGACGGTCACGACCGACGCGAACATCCCGGTTCGGTCCATCCCCGGTCTGGAGATGAAGGTCGCCAACACGGCCGGTGTGGGTGCGGGTGACACGGCCATCGTGCAGACGTTCCCGCGAGGGGGCGAAGAGCCCGCCATCGGGGACATCTACTACGCGAGCTACGTCTACCAGAAGCAGGATTTCACCACGGCATTCTTCACGAAGATGTCGTCCATCATCGCGGCCTACGGTGCCATCCACCCGGAGAACCCGGTGTCGCTGGCGGCCTACCTGGCGATGATCAACGGGGCCGTCCTCGTCGGCGTGAAGCAGGTGCCCCGTGCGACCGGGACCAACTTCGCCAGCATCACGACCTACGTGGCGGCGGTCACGGAGCTGGAAGGTGTCCTGCCCGGTCACATCGAGCCGGACCTGATCACTCCCCTGCTCGGGACCTCGACGCAGCTCTTCCAGTTGCTCGCCCGCAGCAACGACATCCAGAGCAGCATCCGCTACCGCAGCGAGCGCACCAGCGTCATCGGGATGGCGGCGGGCTCGACCGAGGCGCAGGCGAAGACCCTGGCTGGTGTCCTGTCCAACGACCGGATGCGGGTGGTCTACCCGGACATGGCCCTCATCGACATCGAGGAGGACGACGGGACCAGCAAGGAGCACCTCATCGACGGCCCGATGCTGGCCGCGATGCTGACCGGCTCCGTGGTCAGCCCGAACTACGACGTGGCCTCCCCCTGGACGCGACGGAAGCTCATCGGGCCGAGCCAGCTCGGTCGGACGCTCGACGCCGTGCAGCAGAACCAGCTCGCCCAGGCGGGCATCACGGTGCTGGACGACAAGCCCCCCTTCATCCGGGTGCGTCACGGTCTGACGACCGACATGACCAGCATCCTGACGAAGACGCCGACCGTCCGGCTCATCGCCGACCACGTGCAGCAGCAGAGCCGGTCCACGCTGGACCAGTTCATCGGGCTGAAGTTCCTGCCCGGCATCCTCTCGCAGGTCGAGGGGCGGCTGGCCAAGATGTTCCAGACGCTCGTGAAGCAGCAGATCATCGCCATCTACACCGGCCTCAAGGCTCAGGTGGATGCCGAGGACCCGACGACGGCCAACGTCGAGGCGTACTACCAGCCGGTCTTCCCGCTGCTCTACATCGTCCTGACGTTCCATTTGAGGGCCTCCCTCTAGTTCAATGATTTCAACCACTTAGGTCCCTTCATCGGGCCGGGTGGTTGATAGTCGTTGACTAAGTATCGGGCAGTCCGTATCTTCCGGGGTATGGACTGCCCGATCTGCCCCACGACTGTCGTTGACGCCCGAGGGCTCGCGACCCACTTCCGCCATCAGGATGCGACCCACCCCGTCTACAAGACGTGGCAGGAGGAGCAGCGGTGGGCCGGGAAGGTCGAGGGGGAGGACTACATCGTCTGCCTGGAGTGCGGGCATCGAGCGGGGACGCTGGCCCGGCATCTGAAGGCGGTTCACGGGATCACGGCTGACCAGTACCGGGTGAAGCACGGGGACGTGCTCATCCGGGCCACCAGCGTCACGGAGAGGCGTCGGGAGGCCATCCAGAGTGCGCGGACTACCTCGACTGCTTACGACGGCTTCAAGAGCGTCGTGTGCCCTTCCTGCGGGGAGGGGCACGAGGTCCACAAACTGTCTGGCGTGGTGCCTTGCCCTGAGTGCAAGGAGCGAGCGGTGGCAGCCCACTGGGAGGGGAAGTCGGAGCCGGACGACTTCGTCGTCTGCCTGGAGTGTGGGTACCGGGCTGAGAACCTGACGAGCCACATCCAGAACGCTCATCCTGGGTACCGGGAGAGGCATCCCGATGCCTACATGGTGGCGTTGGGGTCTGCCGTCAGGGACAAGTCCGCGTTGAAGGGCCGCAGGCGGTCACCCGAGTTCAAGCAGGCCATCCGGGAGGCGAAGACCATCGGGCTGACCCAGGGGGACTTCGAGCCCTACCTGGAGGCTGACGGCACGGTGGACCATCGACGTGCGATGGAGGGCTTGATGGTCGCGTGGCCGACGCTCAAGCGGTACATGGACGACCTGGGGTTGAGCCCCACCGACAAGTACATCCGGCAGCGACAGGCCGAGCGGGTGGTGACCCTCACGGTGGAGGGTCTGGAGGCATTCAAGCTGAAGAACGGGAAGGTGAGCGTGGGCCAGGCCGCGAGGGACATGGGCTACTGCTTCAGGACGGTCAAACGGGAGTGCGACCGTCTTGGGCTGCCGACGTTCCATCGCCGAATCCGTCAGACGCTCTGCCTGGACGCCGTGTCAGAAGCCCTCGGTGGTCTGGACTACGCCGAGGAGTGGAAGTCCTGGCGGTTCACGAACCCTCCCAC